ATGTCAGCATTCCATAACGGCAGAATACTGGTGGAGCCGGAACCAAAAAGCATGCGAGCTCTGCCGTCCGGGGTTGTACCTGCCGTTCACCAGCCGCTGGCGGAAGATAAATCACTACTGCCATTTTTCAGCGATGAGCGGGTGATCCGTGCTGCGGGTGGCGCTGGTGCACTGTCTGACTGGTTATTACGTCACGTGAAATCCTGCCAGTGGCTACACGGTGATTATCATCACAGCGAAACCGTCATTCACCGTTACGGTACCGGCGCAATGGTGTTGTGCTGGCACTGCGACAACCAGCTGCGTGACCAGACATCCGAATCACTCGAGCAACTTGCTCATCAAAACCTGTCAGCATGGATGATTGACGTCATCGGTCACGCAATAAGCGGTACGCAGGAGCGTGAATTATCTCTGGCTGAATTATCCTGGTGGGCGGTCCGCAATCAGGTGGCGGACGCGCTACCGGAAGCGGTATTACGTCGTTCGCTGGGGTTGCGTGCGGAAAAAATCCGCTCTGTGTACCGTGAAAGCGACATCGTACCGGGAGAGCAGACCGCCACCAGCATACTGAAACAGCGCACAAAAAATCTTGCGCCGCTGCCTCACGCCCACCAGCAACAGAACCCACCACAGGAAAAGACGGTGGTCAGCATTGCCGTTGATCCTGAGTCTCCGGAATCTTTCATGAAACGACCTAAACGTCGCCGCTGGGTTAACGAGAAATACACACGCTGGGTGAAGACACAGCCGTGTGCGTGTTGTGGTAAGCCAGCCGACGATCCCCATCACCTGATTGGTCATGGTCAGGGCGGAATGGGGACAAAATCTCACGATATTTTCACGCTACCGCTGTGTCGGGAGCATCACAACGAGCTTCATGCGGATCCGCTGGCGTTCGAAGAAAAGCATGGTTCTCAGGTTGATTTAATTTTTCGTTTTCTTGATCACGCCTTTGCAACTGGCGTGCTTGGGTAAAAGAGGTGATTGATGCTCATAGATTTGGTTTTACCTTACCCGCCGACGGTGAACACTTACTGGCGACGCCGTGGCAGCACATATTTTATCTCGGAGGAGGGAAAGCGTTATCGCCGGGCTGTGGCGCTTATTGTTCGCCAGCAGCGGCTGAAATTAAGCCTGTCCGGAAGGCTGGCGATAAAGATTATTGCCGAGCCACCGGATAAGCGCCGCCGTGACCTGGACAATATTCTGAAAGCGCCGCTGGATGCGCTGACACATGCGGGGTTGCTAATGGACGATGAGCAGTTTGATGAAATCAATATTGTACGTGGTCAGCCAGTATCTGGTGGACGTCTGGGGGTGAAGATTTACCCCATAATGCTTGAAGGGCAGGTCAAAAAATGAAACTGGAAGATTTACCGAAATACTACTCCCCAAAATCCCCCGGCCTGACTGATGCATCGGCCTCAACGTCGAAAGATACGCTGAGTATCACTGATGTGATGGCTGCGCAGGGCATGACACAAAATCGGGCTGAGATGGGGTTTTCTGCGTTCCTTGGGAAAATGGGCATTAGTATGAATGACAGAGAGCGGGCAACAGAATTGCTGACAGAATATGCACTCAGTCGGTGTGATCGCGTGGCGGCGTTAAGAAAACTCCCGGCAGAAATAAAACCGGCAGTGATGCGTATTATGGCTTCGTATGCGTTTGAAGATTATGCCCGTAGCGCGGCGAGCAAAAAACAGTGCCCCTGTTGTCACGGAAAAAAATTTATTGAAAGCGAGGTTTTTACAAACAAGATCCAGTATCCGGATGGTAAGCCGCCAGTGTGGGCAAAGTGCACAAAAGGCGTGTATCCGTCTTACTGGGAGGAATGGAAAAAAGTCAGGGAGGTGGTAAAAGTTGCCTGTCCGGAGTGTGGAGGGAAGGGGGAGGTTTCCACCGCCTGTAAAGATTGTCGTGGGCGCGGTGTTGCCATTCATCGTGAAGAGTCGGTAAAACGTGGTATGCCTGTTATCAGAGACTGCCAGCGTTGTGGTGGTCGTGGCTGTGAAAGACTACCATCAACGGAGGCATTTAATGCCATACGCAAAGTGACGAGTGCTATCACGCTTGATACGTGGAAAAAATCAGTGAAACGCTTTTACGATACGTTGGTGGTTCGGTTTGACATTGAAGAGGCATGGGCGGAGCGGCAGTTAAAGAGGGTAACGCGATAGTGTTGTTGATTTTTCCCGAATCTGTGGTAAATTTGCTCTAACGGTGGGCGTTTTATGCTTGACGTTAGAAGATTTTTTACACCCCGCCGCCTGGCGGGTTTTTTATGACTGAAATCACGCCAGTACAGTAAACGCGCTGGTGGTTGTGAATACCGGTCTTTCAGCTTGCTGGCTTTTTCGACAAGAGTTATTGGTATGTCACGTTAACCAGAAAAGGGAAAAAGACATGCTAAAACAGCAGGATATGACCGAAACCGCCAGAGTGGTGTTTAATGAATTAAGCGTCACCGAACCGGCGACCGTCGGGGAAATTGCGCAGAATACTTACCTTTCACGCGAACGCTGCCAGTTAATACTGACCCAGCTTGTTATGGCGGGTCTGGCAGATTATCAGTTCGGTTGTTACAGACGCCTTCAGCCCTGAAGGCTTTTTTATTTGTGGTAATGGGCGGCTGGTTGGTGTTAGCGGCACCTGCCAGCCATCTGCTCATGCGTTGGGGTCACAAGCAAACCTCAGGCCCATCTGCTTTGCGCAAAAGCAGAACGAGCCTATCAGAGAAGTGCTTACTGATCTATGGTCAATACTGTAAAAATGTCCAGTTGTGAATTAATCAACGCTGATTGCCTGGAATTTATCCAGACCTTACCGGAAAACTCTGTCGATCTGATAGTCACAGACCCGCCATACTTTAAAGTGAAGCCCGAGGGCTGGGATAACCAGTGGAAGGGCGACGATGATTACCTGAAGTGGCTGGACCAGTGTCTGGCGCAGTTCTGGCGGGTGCTGAAACCTGCCGGAAGTCTTTACCTGTTCTGTGGTCATCGCCTGGCATCTGATATCGAAATCATGATGCGTGAACGCTTCAGTGTGCTGAACCATATCATCTGGGCGAAGCCGTCCGGACGCTGGAACGGGTGCAGTAAGGAAAGCCTGCGGGCGTATTTTCCCGCCACAGAGCGTATTCTGTTTGCTGAACATTATCAGGGGCCATACCAGCCAAAAAATGGCGGCTATGCGGCAAAGGAGCGCGAGCTTAAACAGCATGTGATGTCTCCGCTGATTTCTTACTTTCGTGATGCGCGTGAATCACTGGGGATAACGTCGAAACAGATAGCGGAAGCCACCGGAAAGAAAAACATGGTGTCGCACTGGTTTGGTGCCCGCCAGTGGCAGTTACCGAACGAGGATGATTACAGAAAACTGCAGGCGTTGTTTGCGCGTGTTGCAGCAGAAAAACATCAACGCGGGGAACTGGAAAAGCCACACCACCAGCTGGTCAGCACATACAGTGAACTTAACCGGCAATATGCCAGCCTGCTGGAGGAGTACAAATCTTTGCGGCGTTATTTTTCTGTATCGGCTGCTGTTCCGTATACGGATGTCTGGATGTATAAGCCTGTACAGTATTATCCGGGCAAACACCCCTGTGAAAAACCGGCAGATATGTTGCGTCAGATAATAGAGGCCAGCAGTCGTCCGGGTGATTTGGTTACCGACTTTTTTATGGGGTCAGGTTCCACGATAAAAGCCGCGCTTTCGCTTGGTCGTCGGGCAATAGGCGTTTTTTGAGCTTGAGGCTGAACGGTTTGAGCAGACGGTGAGCGAGATAAGAGAAATTCTGACGTGTAAAGCTGTTGATTGATTAATTAATGCTTATTTTTTCATAAGTCTTGTTGCAATATATAAGTATGGGGTGTAAAGTTGTTCTCGAAAATAATCATGTTTTCTCACGAATCAGAGGGGGGGATAATGATTGAGGTTCGATGGACAAGGACAGCCCTGAAGCAGTTACTTCGTGTGGATACGCGGTATCGGCAGGCGATAAAGGATAAGGTCGGTGCGCTAAAGGATTTTCCTCTGGTAGCCATGGATTTTAAAAAGCTATCAGGGAGTGACAATCGATTCCGTTTGAGGGTCGGCGTGTACAGGGTTATTTTTGATGTTGAGGATGGTGATCCTGTTGTCCTGGATATTAAGGAAATTAAGCGCAGAAGCACAACCACATACTAAGGGAGGCTGGCGGGAGACTGCCAGTTTGCTGAACGACATTCAATCGCGAAAGGCAATGATATGAAAAACAGTGTCCAGTTTATTACTGATAATGCCGGTGTTAGAACCGGGGTCATTATGTCAGTTGCTGAATATGAACGGCTGTTAAGTCTGGCAGATCCTGATGATGATTTTGAAAGCATCCAGTATGAAGCCGGAGAGAATGACAATGAAACAATACCTCATGAAGTAGTATCCATCATGATTGATGATGATGTGTCATTGTTGGCAGCATGGCGGATTTACAGGCGAATGACTCAACAGGAAGTGGCGGAGCGCCTGGGGGTTAAACAGTCAGCCGTATCTCAGTTTGAGAGAGCAGGAGCTCCGCGAAAATCAACACTGGAAAAACTGGCTGAGATTTACAACTGCCGACCAAATCAGTTGGCTGATTAATCCTGAGTTTGGTTTTCGTAGCGATTGCATTTTTCTTATCTGCTTGCCGTTGTAGGTAGCGTGTATTTGCATGTTGTTTTGTAGTTAACCTTATGGTTGGCTGAATTTTGTTCATCAATAAAAAATATCCCTCTCTGATCTTTAAGGTTCGCTTTGGCGGACCTTTTTTTTATTTCCGCGCCACGCCCGGCGTACATCAAAAACCACAGAGCCTTTCAGGGGTGAGCTTACGGGATGGTCAGTGTGACTTTCTCTGTGGGCTGGTCACCCCCGGGCGCAGGCTCACCCACTAAAAGGAAAAGTCACGATGTTTGGTATTTTCAAAAAGAAAACCCGCAGAGCAGCAACTGAAATTAAAAAGTTTGAGAAACGCGATCTGGCACAGGCGGTTATTAATGCTGCCTACCTGGTGGCCTATGCAGATGGTGAATGTGAGACTTCAGAGAAAGCGAAGATCGAACAGGTATTACGTAACCAGCCAGCATTGTCCGCATTTACGTCAGAAATTAATGCCATCAGTGCCACGATCACAGGTCAGCTTGACACCAATTTTAAAATTGGTCGTCGTGCAGCGTTGCGTGAAATTGAAGATGTGAAACACGATACGCGTGAAGCGGAAGATGTGCTGGATGTGGCGGTGGCCATTGCTGAAGCAGATGGTGAAATTGAGCCGGAAGAGCGTAAGGTTCTGGAAGAGATTGCTGGTGTTCTTGGCCTGCGACTGGAGAACCACCTGTGACGGTAAAACTGCGTCTGGCCGCTGTGGCACTCCTGCTGTTTCTGGTGGTGATGGTGGATTTCACCAGCAGGATCATGTCGGTGCTGGCGGATGGAGTGCTGGTCTGCGGCATTGTGGTATTGCTGTGGCCGGTGATAAAAAGAAACAGCCTGCATAATGCTTGATTTTTTTGTTTGCTGTTTATTAAAAACACTTCTGCATGGTGAATCCCCCTGTGCGGTGGGGCAATCAGCAAGAAGGAATATGGGGTAATCGCGGATTCAGGTGCTGATACTGAATTCACCGGGAGGCACCCGGCACCATGCAAGAAAAAGAATGTGCATGCAAACATGCCCCTCTCCGGAGGGGCTTTTTTATGGGTAAAAAAATGCCCGAATGGGTTCGGGCAATAGCATGAGATACTGATATTGTTGTGTTGTTATCGTGTGGATTTTAACCAGGGTTTATCAGGCTGCGCAACTGCGTGGCCTTTTTTCATTTCTTGGGCTGTAGTCCCCGTGTGTCATTCAGGCTTCCGGACTACAGCCCACTCCATATCTGATTTAATACACTATCCCGGCCGGGAGGAATAATGACATTTAAACATTATGATGTTGTCAGGGCGGCGTCGCCGTCAGACCTTGCGGAAAAGCTGATACACAAACTGAAAGAGGGCTGGCAGCCGTTTGGTAGTCCGGTGGCCATAACCCCTTATACCCTGATGCAGGCGATTGCAGCAGAAGGTGATGTGGTGGTCAGTGGTGCAACTGAGCCGGA